ACTTATACACCGGCATACCGGCTGAGGACAGCCCGTACTCACCGTCAATGTAGACCCTGACGTACTCCTCGCTGCGACCCTGCGTGTCGTAGTAGCCGTCGGGCAGGTTCTCCACGTTCTCCGCTCTGGGACTGCGCCCCGAGGGCTGCTTGAACACATCCCACCCGTTGTTGTTGGGCGAGACGCCATCTTTGGGGTCAAGCCCCTCCATCTGGTAGTACCACCACGTGTCCATCGTCGGCGGGTTGGTATCACCCCACATGCCGTGCCATGTCGGCCCGCCGTCCTTGGCCGACGGATATCGTCCAATACGTTTGGACATGGCGTCCACGATGTCGGGGTGGATGTCGCGGCACTCGTTGAACCACGCAAAGGACAACTCCAACGAGTTCAGGTTGGCAACGTCATCGGCGTCATCCAGCGCCCGGAACATAATCTCGCACTCCACGTCGCCCACCTTGAAGAAGTAGGTCTTGGTGGTGCGCATGTACTGCCCGCACTGCCCCGGTGGGAACCAGTCGAGGAACGTCTTGATCGTCGTGTCCTGCAACTGCCGAGCGGTTTCGCGGACGATGGCCGCACGAGTCTTGCGTATGCCGTTAGCGTTGGGCTGCTGCATGGACGCCCTGCGCACGATCTCGAAGCTGGAGGTGACGGACTTGCCAGAGCCAACCGGCCCCATGAGGACGCGCATCTTGGCGTCCGAGGCCATGAACCTCTTGCCCGTAGGCGGAGGTGTGTAGTTGATGTCAAGTGGCATGGAGACTCAGAAAAACGTGCAGACGAACCCAGCAACCCCACCTGCGACGGTAGCCAAGAAGTCTTTGAACTCCACGCATCCTCGGCCAGTGGAGTCGTACAGTTCCTTGGCAGCGCCAGCGGCGATGGTGACGACGAGGCCAATCATGGGACTGTACCAGCCGATGGCGCAGAACATCAAGACGCCGTAGAGGAAGTGGTTGGCCTTGTCCTGCGGCAACTGGGGCGGAGGGAAAAGTTTGGGAAACGTCATGCGGGTACTCCTTCGACGAGTAGGATGATGAACTCACGCCCGTGCTTCTTGCTGCGTGTGATCTTGGTCTGGAACGATTTGGCCTGCCGCTTGAGTGCGCCCTCTACCATGATGGCCTCGATGGCGCTGCGTAACTTGACGGCTTTGAACCCGTCGTAGGTCTGGGTGAACAGGTCTTCAATGTTCGATGGCAGTTGCATCTTCGATCTCGGTGGTGGTCGCTTCAATGGTACGGGTGTCTTTGGGGTCAGCACCAAGGTTGATGGTGATCTTCACACCACCAGTGCCACCGTCGGTGACGGTTGTGTCCTTGGGTTCCAGCCCAGCCCACTTCACGGTGGACTTGATCAGGTCGGCCTTGACTGCGGGGGAAACGGCTGGATCGTGGATCAATAACCACGAAGTTGTCAGGAGTTCTTCAGCCTGTGCGCGAGCTTTGAGTTTGAACGTCAGTCCCTTGTCGCGCACCTCACCACGGTAGTGCTCGACCTTTTTGAGAAAGATGGGGTCTGCGTTGAAGGCGAGGATGTCGGAGGCAGTGATGCGATGCCGCCCGATGATTTCTTGGAGCGTCTCTCCGCTGCCCTCAAGCGTGAGCGCCACGTCGAAGGCCAGCCGGTCATTCCACTTGGTGTGATTGAGGGGGAGGTTGTCCATGCCCCAGTTTATAGCTGGGGGTTACTTGGGTGTCAAGGGGCTAAATGTGGAGCTAACTTTACACGTTGGATTTTTTGGGTTGTGTAGTGTGAGGTTTACTACAAATAGGGGGGGCCAGCAATCGCCAGTCCATGTGGGTGGGGTGCCAGCCCCTCTCGTTGCCTCGCCAAGCCCCAGCGCCCAGCAATAACCCTACTGGCAGTAGGGCTGCTCTGCCTGCGGCAGACCGGCTAACTTGACACTTTCGGCAGGATCGGCCAGTCTGAATTTGTCGATGCAGTGATCGGACTGCAAAGATACCAAAGCTCTTTAACAACACGTAGCTGTCCCCTTGCCTGATGGCCTTCGTTTGAAGGTTGCATTCCGCTACCGGATGAGGGTCATCACTTAGGAGATAGCTATGTCTGCAAAGACTTTTGTGGGTTCGGTGTCCATCGTCAAGAACACCAAGGGCGAAATCGCCCTGAAGAAGGACGATGCTGAGGGTAAGTTTTCCGCCAACAATGCTGGTGAGTGCCATGCGAAGCTGGTGGAGCTTTCCAAGAAGCTGAAGTCCCCGATCAACAAGTACAGCTTGTTTATCGCTGACGGTGGCACCGAAGCAGTGATGTTGGCAAACCGGTTCGGTAACCCCTACATCGCACTGCTCCCCAAGCGTGGCGACGGCGCTGTGAAGCGTAACGCAGTCACCAAGCTGGCGTAAGTTGACCCCCGGAGCGTGACAGGCTCCGGGTTCTTTTTCCCCTACTGGAGAGTGACATGCAACCAATTGAGCTAAGAGTCAACCGACACCCTGAGCGAATCGGTGTAGTCTTCTACACCATCACAAAGGTATGGCCCGGAATAGCAAACACCGGACTTGTGGCGGAGAAGTTCATACGGTATGACGAAGCGACCAAATGGGCGCGGGAACACTACCCGAAGACCCCGCTGATCCGCAACTACTGAGCAACTCCCGGAGCGTGACAGGCTCCGGGTTCTTTTACACTGGAGAACACCATGTCTGACAACACCAAGATCGCCATCGGTCTAATCATAGGCGCACCCGCCGTCTACTTCCTGCTCGTCGTCCTGATGAGCTTCTGACCACAGCCCGCCACCGCAAGGTGTGCGGGTTTTCTTTTGCCCGCTCGAACCCTGCTCTGCTGCTGGGGGCGGGCTTTCTTAGTGTGTTACACACACCATACGTCGGGGGTTTATAGCTCCAGCCCTGCGGTATCTGACGACTTTACAGCGGGGGGATACAACTTTACATACAAAGTGTCAAGTAAGCTGTAACCTGACACAATCTAACTGTACATGCAACAATCTATTTTTTACTTAGCGCGAAAACAGTACTTTACATCGAGAAACTATACATATGTAAAGTGTCAAGTTAGGGAAAAAGTCCAATGAAATCAAGGACTTGCGAGGGGGGAGCCATGAGCCATGAGTGAGAGAGCGATATAGATGATATAGAAAATCCATGTTTTTTGTGTATACTACACAAACCCTGAGATGACTCCACACTTTTCATAATGTGGGACATAAATCTCCCAACTTTTTAGCGCAACATTATCTCCAAAAACGTAGATTATTTAGATCGTCGCTCGTAACCCATTGATTTCATTGGACTTTCTCGATCTACGAGCAATCTAACTTGACACTTTTTTATAGATTGTTTACACGTATACTTAGATCGTGCGCGCGGAACCTTACCTAAAGCTGCTTTACACAACCCATGTTCTTGGAAAACAGTCGGCCACTTGACGCTCGGCGGCCGGTCGGCGAGACTGGCTGGGCCTCGGTGCTGGGCTTTATACAGCATTACAACAACCTCTAAGGAGCCTATCATGGCTAAGATTTATCAAGGTAAAGTTTCTGTGTTCAACAACAGCAAGAACGAGCTTGTTGTCAAGCCTGATGACAGTGGCAAGTTTGACAGCACCAATACTGCTGAACTTTACAAGACCATGTGTGAACTGGGCAAGAAACACAAGTTGACTGTCCGTGTTTTCAAGCCTGAGACTGGCGGCGATACGCCAGTCCTGATGACTGATCGTTGGGGCAAGCCCTATGTTGCTCTGCTTCCAGAGCGCAAGGCTCCCGGCATTGCCAAGGTCACTGTTACCAAGCTGGCTTAACCAACCCATTCAACGGTTTGCAGTGTGCCGTCTCACACTGCGCTTTACTGGAGATTGACATGAGTGAGTCGTCTGTGAAAGTTACCAACCTGCCTTACAGGGCACCTCGCAAGTTCCGTAAATCGGAGCCGCTTCGCTTCGTCGTCAAGTGGATTGACGGTGACAAAATGTACTTCCAGTGGTTCCGGAGGGACGATGCAGCCTGTGCATTCCAACAGCGTCTGGCTGACGCTGGCTTTCAAACCCGTCTCTTGATGGAGTGAACATGATCATCAGCATGAACGATCAGCGCTTTACAACGCTGGAAGCTGCTGGTTTGGAGGAGGACGCCTCCTCTGAGCCTTTGCATGGCATCTATTACAGCACCGAGGGTAGCATCTACTCCTACACAGAGTGGTTCTACGACGGTGACGAGTCAGCGTTCAGTATCGCTTGACATGTCAACTTGCTGCCCTGTGACAGAGGGTAGCTGGGTGCAATGTCGCACTGTATCGGAGCTTATGCTATGAAGATTGCCAACCGAGACGCCAGACAGTATGTCCAGCGACTCCATCCATTCGAGGGTT